AGCCGCTCCAGGGTCAGCCATGACGATCTGTGCAATCCGCTGATGAGGGCCGACCTTTGTGTCATAGTCGTATGCCTTTTGGAGCATGTTGACATGCTGATCCGGGGTGAGCCTGAGCTTGACAACCTGGCCACGATGGACGATCTCTTTTTCAATTACATCAGTATCGTCTGTGTGCGTATCGTCGTCTTTGGCTTCCTCATCCTTGAACGCAAACCGTACAGGCTCTTTCTTTTCCTGATCTGGCTTAACGTCTTTATTTTCATCTTCCCCTGGGTCTTCTTTCTGCTCTTCGTCAGATTCGCTTTTCTGTCCTTGCTCTTCGGCATCATCAGAATCAAGGATGTCATTGTCCTCTTCCTCTTCGAAGTCGTGCCGGACAATACCGTTTTCCAAATCTGCCATGTCTTTTTCGGTTATCTCTGCCATTGTCTTTTTTCCTTGTGTCGCTTAGACTTCATCCGGCAATTGGTCCCGTAGTTTCAAGTCTTCAGCAGTTCCTATATGTGACCTCAAAGACGATTCAAGTTTTTTAACCACGTCTACACGCGATTGAAGGTACTTGAAATCCTCTAAGGTCGATGATGCGGGCATCCCGCAAAAAACCTCAAAGCATTGACTCAGCTCAGATTTCAAAAAGCTCTGCAACATGGGATGAGTTAACAGCTTCGCTGCTTCCGCCCCATCTTTCAAAATCTTTTGCTTGTATTCGTCTTCCGCTGTGTCAATTGTGTCGATCAAAATAAAAAAGGCCTCCCCGGTTGACTTATGTCATCCAAGGAGGCCTTTAGCGCTCTTAGCTTCTGTCCGGCGCTTCAGTTACGAGAGGCACGAACAGGTATGTATTAAATTTTTTTACTTATGTAGAGTAAACTATAAAACTATTTTTTTGTCAAGGATTCTTTCGATAGTTAACACCTTTGATAATTGATTTGCTTGCTCTCAATATTTCTCTTTGCAAAGCCACTATTTCACCAGCTACTGTTGCGGCTTCAATATACTTTTGAGAATGTTCGAGCAAGCTTGTCTCCCTTGTGCTTACTGCAACATAGCCATCATGCACATTATCTTCAATAATTTCTACCCCTAGCATTTCAAGTAATCCTTCAAATCTCCTTTCCAGTGTATTTATGCGGTCTTTATTTATCTTAAACAACCCACGTAATTCGATAATGTCTGCCGACAACTTGTCAAAACCAAGCTGTATAGCGTCTGTTCTGGATGGACGCCAATACTCTTTTTGCGGGTCGTTCTTTATTTCGATATTAGCCGAATATGCGTTAAATACTTCGTGGATAAGTTTTAGTAAATATCTTCTAATCATATAACCACCCTCTCTTCGTGATAAGAACAACAAAAACCGTCGGGCGGAAGAAACTGTGCCACATCTCCCTTGATCCCATCCAGGATATCAACATGCAGACATTCATACCCATCCATAACCGTCCTGGAGAATCGGCAATTTCGACAACTTCCAGGAAGTTTTATTATTTCAATGGGAGCATTACATAGTATGTTAGCGTTTTCCATGAGCCATGTTGAAATATTATCTAACTCATCACCAGCATCCAACATCGATGTTATATTTTCCTGCATCTCATCTGGAAGCTCATCTTTATTGGCTGTCATTAAATGAGCGTTAAGGCTAACTATTGCTATGCAATCATTCACCTTCCTCACCATCTTGTCAACTTCACGGCCCTTTTCAAAGTTACTCATACCGGTTCCCCCTTGGCTACCTTCTCTAACAGAGAGACTAAATACTTAAGCCCACGGATTAGGGCGCGTAATGTTTGGTTGTTTTGTTCTGTCATGCAATGTTGTTCCCGCGCTTAATTCCTTCTCCTATCTCCCTATTAACCAAACCTTCAACCTGCGGAGTTAATTTCTCAAACAACAATTTAATCAGTTCCGCCTTGTGATCTCGTACGCTGTCCCGGTCACGCTGCTCCCGGTCCTGTTGAGCCATGGCCATGTCTTGCTTGAGCTCAGCAATTTTCAGTTTACCATCTTGCTGAAGTTTTGCCATGGCTAATTTTTGGTTGGCTACTTCCAAAGATTGCTTGGCCTGCTCAAGCTGTATTTTCATCTGCATCATCTGGCCCTGGTTGTCCTTGGCCTTTTTGTTTGCTTCGATAAACTTGTCAAACTCAGCCAGAAAATCATTTGTTTCAGGGAATCCCATACAAGTCACATACTTTGTGCAGATCGAGAATGCATCTTCTTCAGTAACTAATCCAGGGAACTGTTCAGACATCTTGCCAAGGAACGCCACAACCCGCTCAATCTTTTGTGCTTCCTGCTGGCCGATGGCCGTTTCAATTCCGAGGTTAACCGTGCAGATAACCTTCCCCTGCAATTGTTCTGGTGTTACTTGTATCTCTTCGCCTCGAAGTGTGACACTAAAAGGCTTTCTCAAATTCCTTTGGTATAACCATACACATTTTTTATAGAAATCCTTTACCCCTGTCTCCGCGAATATCCTTGCTACCATATCCATGCGCTGCCCGGCTGCACCCAACAACTGAGCAATGCCACCAGACGTGTCTGTCTTGGTATCATCACCAATACCTTTTGATAACCTTGGTACTCCGCCTCGGTCCTCTTTGATCTTGTCGAAATGCTGCAATAATCCGAGCACACGGTAATCCATTGGCTGCGGAGAGATATCAAAGATCGCGTCTTTTTTACCCCGGACCACATCGCCCGGAACAGCGTTTAGTAATGCTCTTACATCAACCTGGCCATCCGGGTCATAACCCCAGCGGCCCCTGTTGGTAAAATCAAAGTTGTCAAGAATCCTACGGGTGATCATCGTCACTAAGTTTTGCAGGGGGACAATCAGCTCCGCCCATGCGACACCAAACATTTTATGGCAATCGATGATTGGAGTGAGTGCTGAAAACGGAATAAACCCTTCCTCGTTCAGTTCGTACCTGATCATCTTTTTATCTAGGAACCACGCTGTGCAGTTTTCGAGAAATCCATCGCCGTTGATATCAATCCTGTCATACCATTCTACGAAATCATGTACTTGCCCAGGCCCCGGCTTATCGTCTTCTCGGTCAAGTTCGATGTCACGATCCAGATAGTTAATGCGCTCCGTGCTGGTCGTACTCTCCCCCAAATCCTCAACGTCTGAGCTTACCGCGCCGTCACGCTCAAATTCGTCAAGGTGTTTAAAGAAAGGCTCTCCACCCTCTTGGGTAAACTGCCTATTTATCCGCTTGAGGTAATCCAGGGTGACCTTGGTCTTTTGACCCTTGCCATATTCGTCGTTGATCCCCCGCGCATCCGGAGAACAGATAAACTCCCAATGCGGCATATTTTCCGCATAGACTTGGTCCTCATTTGTCTTGAGTATATCAGCCCTAACGCCACGGAACACCAAGCCGAAGGGAGGAACCCAATCCTGCGTAGCTTCCTTGACTGTCACGTCGGGGTCTGTAGTGAGCGTTTGGAACTGAGATGGTTGTAGAATCGGGAATTCCTGTTCGACTGTCTCTTGGTCGAGATTCCAGGTCTGTTTGATTAACGCAGTATTCGAAACAAGGGCGTCTTTAAACCAAACATAGAATAGGGTAAACATGTTCGGCTCGTTCTCGGAGAGGTCCTCGTGTATCTTTTGCATGAGGGCCTTTCCTATCTTTGGATCTTGTCCCTTGATCTTGATGGTGATCTTTGGGTCGCCGCTGATAAATGTCCGAATGAAGAAAGGAAGCATCCATTCAATGGTCTCCATGACCTCGCGGGAGATGTATTTGGAAAATCCTTTCCGCTCGTTCCCTAGTTTCCTACCATAGTACCGATCCCACCGCGTCATTCGGTCAGTCGCTATGTTTTCAGCGACGTAATCTTCAGCTCGCTTAACTTGGGTCCAGAGCTGGCGCTCGATCTCATCTTCTTCTATCTGTTTTCCGGGCTCGTACTCTTCTTCGCGCCCAACTTCTTTTTCTTCGTCCATTGCTCCATCCACCCAAATTATCCTTTTATCCCACGTCGGGGACAGTGAGACTAAATTATTAATTTAATGATACTTTATTTTTTACGTCCGCCTGACAACTTTTGCAATACCAACCAGCAAATGACAGAGTAAAATCTGTACCGCAATGGCAGACCGGCCATAATCCGTCGTCAATCCATGCCAGTGCTGTTATCATGTGTGAGCTATATCTTTTTGTCATGATTACCCCTTGCCAACGCGCAACTACAATATGGCAGCAAACATCCACGAGCCCGCATGAGAGATTTGCAATCAGGCGCTTTAGGTCTACCGGCCTTATCGATACAGTCAGCCACAAAACTATCAAATGCTAGCGACAGCTTTTTTAGAGCTATCTCCAGCATGTCTTTATCGTTAAATCCCATCCGCGTCGTCAATTGTTCAACCGCCCACACATATGGGTGATTAATTTCAGAATCTGGACTCAAATTTATACCAGAAGCTCTACCGTCTGAAGTAGAGAAATGCAAAAAAATACCCATATCATCAGATTGCGTCAGCCGCAATCCGTTGCTAATTTTTATTTGTTTGCACATTGTATATCCTTTCCTTATAGTATATTTAGATTCCATCTACGTCATACCTTGATATCATCTCTTCGCGCTCGTAATTATATTGATCAACCTTTGCCATGTGCTCCGTAATCGGCGCATGGGTCAAAACAAACGCATCAGCTCTATCTGGGGATTTACCAAACATTTTTTTATATTCTTTTTTGTTTTGCATTAACAGCAACCCGTCTTTGTAGCCAAACCGCATTGAGCATAGTTGCGTTTTGAATTCTTGGTCCAGCGGCAAGGAAACTGGATCGTTTTGTAAATAATCTTTTGCATTTCTCCATAGTTGGGCACGCAAATTGTAATTCTTGTTGTCATTTACACGCGCTCCAGTATGCACCCCATAAACCACATCAGCGTACTTGCCTAATTTGAGCTGATCATAACATGATACACCCGGACCGTCTAACTCAATTATAATTGCTGCTGGCACCTCTAGTAATTCCCCAATTTCCGCTTCGACCACACCGGCAAGCTGCGGGCCATCTAATTTCCTCCGGCATATCTGTTTTGTATTTAGTCGCCCTTTTCGAAAATGTATAACGCTCTCATCGTCCCCATAATGCGCAGCATCAATCCCGACAATCCACTTACCTAAAACCTGGATGCTTGCGGGGCCGTTTAACTGAGCCCTGGCAACCAGATCGCCATGAATGTATGAGTCAGCAGTAGATGCATTGTAGTCAATGTCAACCTCTTGCGCAAGGATAACGGGATCAAGTTTAGTTTTCTGAATTTCGTACCATTTTTTGTCTTTACGGGGATCTTGCGTCCAATGAAATGAGAAAACATCTGTTTTGCCAGAATGTCGGCGACGATAAAACGGATTACCGCTACCGTTTGGAGTTGACACATCTATTTTGCAGTTAGATGTCTGTGATAGTGCAGCTTCGATTAACTCTGGCTGCTCATAAAAAGCTGACTCGTCTTTGAAATAAATACTTGTTCGATTGCCACGACCGATATTACTACCGGACTCACCAACTATTACCGACCCATTTTCAGGGTTTGTAACCCTCATATTAGGCGCGTGTTTGCTCTCATCATATGCCGCAGGTTTAAATTCGGCTGGTAACAGATTTATGTATTGCCGTATTTTATAAAAAATACTTTTGGGGTCGCCAGATTTATCAACATACTCTTCCTTCCTCGACCCGAACCCGATTATTGTGCCATCAAAAAAATACCACATGTGCACCGCGACACACACACATAGCCACGTCACACCCATATCGCGAGATTTTTCCGCCAATCCATCATCTCTATTGCGCCACTTGTCAAAAATCCAAGTAATGAATTCCTCCTGCCGGGGGAACAGCAGAAACGGCATAGTGGGACTAAGCCCAATTTCGACATTGCGTGGATCAAACGTCATCCCCCAATCTGTGACAAACTCCACTGGATGATCTTTATAAAATTCTCGCAACCCCGCCGCCATTCCAGGCGTAGCGCGGATCGTCTTTAACCGTTCTGCCCGGACAGACAAAACTCTGTCATAATCTGGGTTACGCCAGTCAAACCAATCCGGTATTGACATATCGCTCCATGTAAAGCCTAACTATACTAAGTCGATATTTTTTTGACATTTGTTGAAATTATTAAGATTATTTGACTGCTAACCTATCACTATTTGCCATTCAGCATCTTGAGATATGCGTCAGTAGGGCTCATTGCGACTTCGGTCTTAATCGTTCCGCCGTCCTTGCCAGTCAATTCTGTTTTATCGGCCAACCCCAAGTCACGCGCAATAATATTTGCGTTTAGCATGTCAGCAGCGGCCCCTGTGAACTTCTGATCGCGTATCGCCTGCTCTACTCTCGCGACGATCACGCTAAAATCCGAATGCACTCTATAATCAAGCCAGGCATCATGAGATATACCCAGGTGTAATTGCAGCCCTGCCAGCGTCATAGCCCGCATTTTTGGCACATCAACCCGAGTCACCTCTCCCTGGTGGCAGAAAACTCTTTGCTCTAGTAATGGGTTTGCCTCAACCCACTCAAAATATCGCAAGCACTCTGCCTCTAATTCATCTGGCTGATAAATGTGATTGCGGCCATGCTTTGATCTACACTCCCAAAACTTATTCCCTGGCAGATACCAACCTGTTGCGGGATCTTTCCAGCTCTTCCGCGCTTCGTCTATGCCAGCAATTCCCGCTTTCTGCTCTTCGGACAGCCCTGGTTTTTTCTTTTTAGGAGGTCTACCGGCTGGCATTACAATGTCCCCTCTGCGCGACTTATACCGGCCATAAACCCATTTTGCCACCCATCCAGATAACATGCGCATTTC